CTCAGGCTTTGACTTTGGCTAACGGCACTCTTGGTGAAGTCAAGATCATTACCCACGCTGTTGATGGCGGCTCCGCTGTTTTGACTCCTACAACGAAGATTGGTTTCACAACCATTACTTTTACTGGTGTTGGCGAATCTGCTATGTTGGTCTACACATCCGCTGGCTGGGCTATCGTGGCTTTGAACGGCGCAGTTTCAGCTTAATCAACCTCGGGGGCTTCGGCCCCGTTTTTAAAGGAGATTGATTATGATGCAAACAGACGTTAAGGGTAAGGATTGCGGGGCAGGCGCAACTACTACCGTGTTCAGCGGACGTGCTCGTTTCAAAGGTATTTGGTATAGCTCTTCCGGGGCTTCTACGATTGCCATCAAAGATGGCGCGACCACTTTGTTTACTTTTACTGTTGCAGGCCAAGCTTCGGATGACATTTGGATTCCGGGCGAAGGTGTGCTGTGCGAAACAAGTCTTGTTGTAACGACTGGTGCGGGGCTTACCGCAGTGGTGTTCTATGGCTAAGTCAGAAGCATGGACACGCAAAGAAGGCAAGAACCCCAAGGGTGGCTTGAACGCGAAGGGCCGCGCCTCCTACAACAAAGCCAATCCGGGCAAGCCGGGGTTGAAAGCACCCCAGCCCGAGGGCGGCAGCAGGCGCGACTCTTTCTGCGCCCGTATGGAAGGCATGAAGAAGAAGCTGACCAGCGCCAAAACAGCCAAAGACCCGGACAGTCGTATCAACAAAAGCCTTCGGGCATGGAAGTGCTGACATGGCAACCAAACCAAAATCCAAGTCCACGGTCAACGCTGCTGGCAACTACACCAAGCCAGAATTACGCAAGCGGATTGTTTCTCAGGTGAAGTCTGCTGCGACTCAGGGCACAGGTGCTGGGCAGTGGAGCGCGAGAAAAGCCCAGCTGGTTGCCAAAAAGTACAAGGCCGCTGGCGGCGGGTATCGAGACTGACATGAAAGCACCGCAAAAATCCCTCAAAGACTGGGGCGACCAAAAATGGAGAACAAAAAGTGGTAAAAAATCTTCTGACACTGGTGAGCGATATTTGCCAGAATCTGCAATTAAAAGTCTTAGCCCTGCTGAATATGCTGCAACAACGCGTGCGAAACGCGCTGGCAAAGCTGCGGGGAAACAGTTTGTAGCGCAACCTAAAAAGATCGCTGCGAAGACCGCAAAGTACCGTTAACCTAACTGGAGAATCCCATGATGAAATCATTGCCTATGCGCGGTCAACGTACCGCGACGAACAAAGCTAGCAAAGCCAAGGCTAACCCATTTGGCAAGGGCGAGTCCAAAATGATGGAAGCCAAAGAGAAGATGATGGCCAAAGGCAAGTCCTACGCTGCCATGGAGAAGAAGTACGAAGGCAAGAAATCAACTTCCAAGATGAAATAAGGAGCACCACCATGATGTACGGAAAAAAGATGATGCTGACTAAGGCCCCCGCAGGTAAAAAAGCTGCGCCTTTTAAGCCATGCCCCGGCTGTCCTAACAAAGCCAAATGCACTGCCATGGGCAAGTGCATGAAAGCCAAGAAGTAATGCCGTTCACGTCAGAAAAGCAAGCTCGCACTATGCGGGCTGCTGCGCACGATTCGGGTTTTGCAAAGAAGCTGGGTATCCAAGTGAAAGCTGCCAAGAAAATGGTAGCTCATGACAAAGCCAAGGGCATAAAGCCCAAGGCCAAGAAGTAATCACTTCATCCGAGCCGTCTTGGTTCGGGCAAAGGAGCGGTTTTGTGACTTCGGTACTGCACGCAGATTGCCGTTCCCATTTCCGCCGCCTTTGGCAATTGGTGTCCTGTGGTCGACATCCTTGCCGTCACCTTTTGACACCGCACCACGCTTTTCCATCTCGGAACGGGCAGCGTTGCGCTTTGCGCGATTAGCGATCTGCGCTGGCTGGCCTTGGTAGTTGGCGTACTCTTGCTTGTAGTTGCGTGGCATGGTATCCCCCAGTGAAGTTGTCTGACTATTTTCTCACACTGGCACACCGCCGAGAACCGCCAGCGTAATCTTGCTCTGCGCCCGTGCTGATGTTCCCGTCAGGCTGTCGATAAATCTAGGGTGGTTCAGGTTGACCACGAGACACTGCATCTGCCCCGGCGCATGCTTCGGGCAACCCTTGAACATCGTGATGCGGTCACGGCGGCGCAGCAGAGCATTCTCGTCCTGCAATTCTTTCTCGATACGATCCAGCCCATCACGCTTGATCTTGAGCCACGAGCGTAGCTTTTCTGCGTTAATCGCCACCTGACTTCCGGGCATGATGGCTGTCTTGTCGTCGTACACGATCTTGACACGGGCTACAGCACGCTCCGGTGCTGGCAATGTGACTTGCTCTACGCCCGAACTGTAGCGCTCTCTGCACTCAATGATCTGGTCGTTGTGCTCAGCCAAGAACAAGCCAATGATGTCGAACACATCGGTCTTGCTGTCGATGGCAGTCTGCCGTGCTCTCTTGATGTGGTCAATCAGGTACTGGATTGTGCCCTGCACATCGAACGGGAACAGGCCCAGCTTAGCGCCGATGGTGCCCATACCCCATGCAGAAATAATAGCCGTGCGATAAAAGCGTTCCTGCGGCTCGAAGATAAATCCGAACGTCTTGTCGAACGAACGCTCCGCCCAGTCCCATGCCTTTTTCGACCCACCGTTATCCAGCACGAATTGCACAAGCTCAGGGAAAGCCCAGCCGTTATTCTCGGCCATCAGGTCAAAGAACTCATAGCCATCGCTCTTGCCATCAGGGCGCGTAGCGACAAACGTGCGGTCATGTTGGGGTAGCTCTAGGCATCGTGCTTTCAGCGGCTCGTTGCCAGCCTGTGCGCCCTCAAACTTCTGCCATGTTGAGATGTTCGTTGTCATCATCGTCAAGCCGTCCCATGTCGCAGGTTCACGCAGGTCGCGGTCTTTCGTCATGGACACCTTCTCACGCCCCATGCTCAGTTGGTAGACTATATCAACCATCTCTTTGTCGTCAGAGACAGTCATCTCGTCAATGCAGCATGGCAGGTTATTGAGTACACCGCGCTGCTTGTACAGCGCATTCATCGTGTCTTTCTGGCTCAGGAACAGTTTCTTGGGCGAGCCGATCAGGCTGTTGGCTGAGATCAGCGATAGGGTTTTCCCTGTAGTGGTCTCTGTAGAGTAAATGGACACGACAAGGGTAGCGTTGCCAGCAACTGGCCCCAAGATGCCCGTAGTCGCCAGCAGCGTAGCAGCACGGATTGTGTCGGTGCCAGCATTGTTAAGCATCTGCATGCCACGTATCCAGCCCTCGCGTGTACCGTGCGGAGCGATCAGATCGGAAAAGGCTTTTGCTGGCCCACGCAAGCGTGTGTCTGTCTCTCCGTGCGCTGCACCCAGCAGCTTGGAGCCGCACATGAACGAGCCGTCTTTCTGCCAGCCGAAGCTGACGAAGTCCTGCCCTGTAGGCGCTTGCTGCTGCACCATCGTCAAGTAATCCATTAAGTAACCCCTAACTTTTTCCTGTTGCGGAATGCTCTTCACAAATACCTGCCTGTTGAGCAGGAAGCCGCTGAAGTCTTTGCCTATCGAAGCCAGCACTGCAATGTCGTGCTCTGTCTCTAGCCAGCCCGTCATCGGGTATTTCACCAGCAGCTTGAACGCTGCCTTGCCGCTTTCGTTATCGTTGTACACGCCAGTGATGTGCATCTCGTACCGACTGATGTGGTCAAACTCTACGACCTCTTGCGCTACCTCATTGCCGTTGGCATCCGTGGTGGAAACCTCTGTCTTGACTTCACGATAAATCTGCCCGTTCTGAATGACGTAACTCGGCGGCATCGTCAGCGTAATTTCTTCGCCCTGATCTATCTCTACTGCTGTCTCTGTGGCGACCGACAGTTGCGCTGGACTTTTTATCTGGCCTCGGCTTGGGCAACCCTCGCAGCCCTTAGCGCACAGCTGTTCAAACTTAGCGCAGGTCGTTGGCCCTGTACCATTCCAGCCGTTGATCTTGTCGAGGTTCGTGTTGAGATCGAAATCTTTATGCAGCCCAGCCAACTTGATGATGGCTTCTGGCACATCGGTACAGTGCTTTGCTAAGCCTAGTGATGCACGCCACAGCGGCTCTTCTACTGGGCGACCAGCAGCATCAAGAACACCGCCAGAATTAACCAGCGCTGCCACTTGGCTACATCTGGACGCCACGGCGTCGAGAATGACATCGTTGGAGTTGAGCACTGCATCCAGTATGGAAGACTTGCCGCCTTTGCGCGGTGCTGTGGCCTTGGCCGAAACTGCCGCTGCTTTGCCAAACCATGGCTTGAGCGTGCCGAAGAGCGATACTGCATCGTAGTCTGGGCAGTCCGCAACACACCGGACATCTTTCCATGGCTGTTGCTTTTTGTGGTGCGTGCCGACTGGCCTAAGCACCATTGACGGGTCATGAATTTTTGAGGTGTCAATTTCTACTCCATGCTCTTCGAGCGCAACGCGCAACGCGGTTGATGCCTTTACCCAATGATCTTTGCTGATGGCCTGCGTCAGCGGCCAGTACAGGTGAATGCCGTTGCCTGACGAAACCACCATTGGCATCGGCATACCGATAGCAGTCAATGCTTTTCGCATTACGCCCCAGCCCTCTTTCTGAGTAGCGTATGGCTTGTCTACACCAATGTCTAAATCAAGAGCAAGTGCCTTAAACCACGTAGCGTGTTCCTGTGTGCGATACCACTTCTGCTTGCCGTCATCGACATAGCCGTGACCTGCAAATGAACCTACGCCGAAGTAGACAGTCGTGTTGGGCTCAGTGTCCCAGCGTGAAATTGAAAGTAGCGCGTCGTCAATGCTAGCGAACGATCCTCTGTTCCAAAAGAAACCACGTGGATTCTTGCCTGATGGGTCAGGCTTGTGGGTGCAGACAACGAGTTCGTCTAGCTGGGCAAATACGCGAGTAAGAAAGTTTTTGGTGTCCAAGACATGCCCCTAGATGAAAAACCCCGGCATAGGCCGGGGGGTGTACTTCAGATAATTCTATTACTCGTCGAACAGGCTGTCCAGCTTTGCAGCGAGTTCATCCGACGCTTTTACTGGGACAACTGTGGGCTTAGTTTTGGGTGTCGCCGCTACCACTGGGGCAGGTGCTTCTTCCTCATAGGCTTCATCCACAGCTGGTGCAGCAATCGCTGTTTTAGCCGCCGGAGCCGCCAATGCTGGGCCTGCGTCCTTCGGTGCCATAAGACGAGTTGCTACTTTAACAGAGTCACTCGTAAGCAAGTTGTCAATGCGACCAATAGCTTTTTCTGGCACGTATCCCTTCTGCTTGAAGGTAATTTTCGGGAAGCTGGCAGCGTCGTCAAAACCCAACTCGGTGACCACTTCCTCTGGGCCGATGTTGTAGTTGCCCAAGTCTTTGAAGTACTCACGCAGGGCCTTCATGCCACTTACTGGCACGGTAAGGCTATAAACCTTTGTCGGGTCAGCAGCCGCCACAACAGCGAGGTGACGCTGGTCAGCGCACATTTTGGACTTTGCACCGGAGGGCAGAATCTTGGAGCCCAGCACATTGTTGGGACAATCTGCGCATGCGTTATGCACAGGGGCATCGATGCTGGCATCAGGCTTGAGGCCATCGTTCGACCAGCAGTCAGGGCGGACATTGTCTGCGGAAGCATCGAACGCCTTGGCGTAGAACACTTTGGACACGCGAGGGTTTGCACCTACGATGATAGTATCGAGCGTGACACCGACTGTTGTTTCCACGCCCTCTTCGTTCAAGCGGTACCGACCAGCACGGATGCTGATACGGGGGATGCTTGGGCCGTTGTCGCTGACGATAGCCGAGGCTACGCTGGACTTGGTGCCTGCCTGTTGGCGGGCTGCGATACGCGCAGCAATGTGCGCTGGGACATTTGCGATCATATTACTCACTTTTTCACTCCTTGGATTGCGCTTTGCGCAGATTGAATACTCTTGCCGATGAGAAATTTACCCCCGGTGGAGGTGCCCCGTTAGCCTCGATGTAACTCTTGACTCCGGTTTTTGATGCGCGGGACTCGACCATATCCCACGCGTCATGCTCTTTACAAAAGTTAAAGAACTCTTCACGAGAACCAACTGTTGCGGTGTGGTGGGTAGACCAGTAGGCCGTACCATGTGGAGTCTTGACTGTCTCCAGCCCGTCCTCTTGCGCTTTAGCTGTCATCCAGTTCTCCAGCGCCACAAGTTTTTCAGTAAGTACAGCCTTGGCTGTTTTGTGTACACGCTCAAGGTCGTCGACCTCTTTGCGTACTTGCAGATATTTCTCTGCGGCAATGTCATAGTTCATCAGTCACCTCTTTTTCCTATTCGTCACTGTTGATGCCTTGCACCAAGGTTAAAAATTCCGCAAGCGTGTTTTTCTTTGCGCGGAGTCTGCGGTACAACTCTGCCTCAAAGCCGGTAGCCCAGATGTGCCACACAGTCGTTTTGCCAGTTGTCGTCAACCGGCGAATCCTTGCATTAGCTTGCTCGTACTGTTCAAGTGAATAAATCGGAGCAAACCAAATGATGTCCTTAGATCGTGTCAGTGTCAAACCGTGCGCAGCAACTTTGGGATGTGCCAGCAAAATCTGTGGCTTATCCGTGCGCTGGAAGTCGTTGAAAATCTGATCGCGAGCCGTCTTACTTGTGTCTCCATTAACCATCGCAACATCAAAACCATCTGCTGTCAGCTTATCGCGCAGCCAAACCTGCACGCCCTTGAGCGGCACGAAGATGATCGCCTTGTCGCCAATCTCTGTGAGTAATTCCGTAAGCGTATTATATCGCTCTGATGCGTCGATGGCAATCGTAGTGCCGTCCCCATAGACTACACCGCAGCTAATTTGCAACAGCTTGCTCAGCATCACGGCAGTGTTGGCCGCTGTCACTTCACCCGCTGAGAAAATGGTCACGGCTTTGTCCTTCATGTCCTTGAAGGCTTTCTCCTGCTGCTTTGTAAGCTCTGTCTTACGCCCAACGAAGTTCGTCTGCGGTAGGTCTTTGCACTCGTCCAGCGAAAACCGGATCGACGGCTGCAACACCTTGCGGCATGTCTCCAGCGCATCGTGCCGTGGAATCCACCGGAAGTTCGACACCTTCTGCATCACCATGTCTTTAAACGATGTGTAGCTCTTCGGGCACATGGGTGCATCGACAAGCCGCGACAGCGTCCACGCATCAGCAGGGGTCTGAGAAATCGGTGTACCCGTCATCATCCACAGCCATGGCTTGTGCTTCGTCATCCACTTGGAAAATATCTTGTACCGCTGTGAACTAGGTGACTTCAGCGCTGTAGCCTCGTCGTAGATGACCACATCAAATCCAGTCAACTCGTGTTGCATGGTAGTGAATCCGTCATGGTTGATGATGACGTACTGCACTCCGGGGGTCTCCAGCAACTCAGTGCGCTTTTGCTTTGAGCCTGTACACACGACGAACGAGCGGTGTGACAAGTGATGCCTCAACTCGTTTGCCCATACAACCTTCACAGTCGATAGCGGGGCAACGATGAGCACCTTACGGGCAACGCATTGATCCAGTAGGAAGTCCGCAGCCCACAGCGAACTGATCGACTTGCCAGTACCCGGCGCGTTGAGACACAGGGCACGCTTGTGCATGGTCAAGAACGCAGCAGTTTCCTTCTGGTGCTCCATGGCCGAGAAGCGTCCGGGCCAGTCGTAGTACTGCAAGATGGGGGCTGGCACATTGAAGCCAAGATTCTTGAGCACCATCGACTCGTCAACTCCGTAGGGCATAGCCAGCATGTCTTTGCCGTCATGCCTAAGTAGCTTAGCGTGTGGGATAGCCTGCGCTACAGCCGCGTTCTCGCTGCTGTCGATGATGATCTTGCGTCTCTCAGGAATTACGAGCATAGCGCCGCCCATGCTCTGAACTCGATGGCCCACGTGTCCACGGAAGTTTCACGGACAATCCACACTCGACCCCCAGACTGTTGAATGTTCTCAATTTCTCGTGCCTGATTGGCAGTGGTAGTGCCTTTGCCGAACTTGGTTTCCACAGCAAACAGGTAGCCGTTCACACAGCCAACAAAGTCAGGGATACCAGCACGGCCATAGCCGTTGGCTGGTGGCATAAACCACCAGCAGTCTTTTTGCCCATTAAGTATTTGTTTGACTATATTCTTAACATCAGCTTCGTTTTTCATCTCTTACCTTTTCAATCTTGCGTCAGGGCAGAACCCCTTCGCTGGGCACCATGGGCACAGGCCCGATGGCTTCGCTTTAAATACACCGAGTTCAATGACCTCTTGCACCTTGTCGAACCGAGGCTCCAGTGCCCGCCACAGTGAGTCAAGGAACCTGCGCTCGTACGTAGCGTTTGTTACCTCGTTGAACTTGAGCCAGATGAATGAGGTCTTCACCCTTGTCACCTCTGGGTAGTGCCAGAACACCATCGCTGCAAACAGCTGCAACTGCGTTGGGTTCTCCTTGACCTTGCCAGTCTTGTAGTCGAGGCAATATGCTGTGTCACCATCAACGACCAGCACGTCAGCAATGGAGCGAATCCATACGTCTTTGGCGAACCAGTCCACAGGCTGCAACTGGCGGTTGACCGACATCTGATGCTCGAACAACTTCTCGCCGCTACGGGATGTGATCTTCTCGACCAGCGGCCCCCAGCGTTCCAGTGACTGCTTGCCTTCTAGCGACAGTGTTGCCTCATCAAGTGATCCATTGCCTTTGGCTTCCAGCAGCTTGTGTACTCTGTCTCCGTATTCTGATGCCTCGTTCATCGTGCTCTGCACACGCTTGGTGACATACAGGTAGTCGAACTGCGCGGGGCACTGCTCGAACGTGGACAGTCGGCTGAACGACAAAGGCATCGGGTTACTCATTTTTCTTCCAAGGTAAGGGTTGCAAGTTGGACTGTGAGTTGCTCGATCATGTTTTCTATGACTTCTCTTTTTGTCTGGCCTGAACCCCACAACGAGTCTGGCATTGACGTTTTTATTCTTACGATGCCGTCAACGCAAATTACATCGAAAGCCACGTGGGACACATCGGCTGCAACATCAAAGTGTCGATGGACTTTCGCCCAGTGTGGGAGTTTGCCTTCAGGATGCTGGTAAGAAAGTGCCATGCTATTTCGCGTCTCCGTACGAGGGGCCAATTCCAGTCTCGCAAGACACGGGGATGCTGCGGCACCACTTGGGTGTCATCGCAAGGCACTCTTCCATATACGCACGAGCCTCAATAAGTTCATCATCCCGCACCACGCAGACCGCCTCGTCATGGACAGAGAGCTTTACTGGGTAGCGCTGATTGATACGTGCAGTTTGCCACATAACGATCTGCATTGCAGCATGTTGTGATAAATTTTCTACAACTTTCGCTCCGTGGATATTTATCCGCTGCCTGCCCATCTGGTACGTCCAGTCTTTGCCGTCGTATTTCAGGTCGTTGTACATGACGCCGGGTTCTCCGGGGCGACCAAAGCCGTCCCACTGCGTGATGAACCAGCCATTAACATCTACGTTCAGCATGGTGCAGCCGTTGGCGATGTCGGGCAGGATCACATCGTTGCATCGCTTCCAAAGCTGCACGACCTTCCAGTGGACAGACCTGTACAAGTCAACGATGGAGTGCGCCCTGTTCTCGTCGATAAGCTCAACGCTGGGGTCTACGCGCTTGGCTAACCGCACCATCTCCTGAAACCGCTTCGCACCGGCACCGTACTGCAAGCCCAGCATGGCTGTCTTGCCCAAGAATCGCTCTGGCTTGTCGGCCTTGGTTATCGTGCGTCCGAACAACTTGGAGGCAAAGTCGCAGTACAAGTCGACACCCGCTCCGAGTTTGTCCAGCACATCATCCTGCCCAGATAGCGCCATCACAGTACGCAACTCGATGTTCGACGAGTCACCCACCAGCACAGTGTGCCCAGCCGGAGCCAGCAAGGCTTGACGTAGGCCAGCGGACGGGCCACGAGCAGGGACGTTTTGCCAGTTGATGCTGTTTCCGCCTGAGTAGCGCCCAGTGGTCTTAGCGCCCCAGAAGTTGAGGTACACCGGCAGGGGGCCGCGCTTGGCTGTCTCAAGAAATTTCAGCGCCCGTGTCTCTGCGATGGTGGTCTTAACGCCAAGGCGTGCTGCTACCAGCGCTTGCACATCAGGGTCGTCATGCTCTTGCAGGTCGGTGAAGTCCTTGTCGCTTTTGGCAAACGCGTAGGTCTCCTTCTCAGGGTTGGCCTTACTCTGCTTCATCGGCGGGGTAACACCCAGTGCCAGCAACGCTTCGGCGAACTTGTCGTTGGACATGATGATCTCGCGGTTGGTCTCGGCCCTGAGCAGCAGGTCTGCTTTGCGCTTTACCTCGTCGTCATACAGCTGCTTCATCTTGGCTTGGTCGCCGATCAGCATGGGCTCTGTGAACATACGCACAGTCATGTCGATCAGCTTCATAGCCAGCGGCGGTGTGAACGGATCGAACTTCGCACCCAACTCTTTGCACAGCCATGCGTCATGCTTGCAGTACTCGGCGTACTCCGCTAATTCCGTGGGATTAAAGTCCGCACGGCGTTTGCCCAGAGCCTTGACTACGGCAGTGCCCTTGTCCGGCAGGTTGTACTGCTTGACGAGGTTAGCCAGTGAGTGCGATGTCAGGTACGGCAGCAGCATCCGCCCTTGGCCGAGGGTATCCATCCACAGCTTGGGCTTGATGCCGCAGTGCTGCGTCAGGATGTACCCGTCGAACAAAGTGTTCTGGCAGCGCACAGCGCAGTTTTCCCAGTCGTAGTTGCTATGTAGCCAGCCGATGGTCTCAGTGTCCGAACCGCTAAACCACACAGCAGGTTCATCGTTCTTGACGACTGCAACGCCAATGATTTCAAACTGCGCGTCGTTGATGTACGCATCAGTCTGCATCTTGGACAGGGAGTAGTCCTTGTCGTAGTAAGTCTCGAAGTCTACTGTGAGAATGTCCATTACTCACCTCACTCCATGACTAGATTGCTAACGACTATGGCCGTGACATGCTGCTGCACATCTTCCAGCGTCATCGCTAATATGCTCGATCCGTTTGAGCGAATGATGTATCCGTTCGATGCGCGTTCGATATTGATACCGACACTGGGCGCGCTGCGCTCACGGTCTTTCCAGCTAGTAGCTCCAGTAAGCATGTTTGGATTTGACGTAGTATGTACGTTTTGCAGCATGGCGTTATACGCTGCGCTCTGCATAGCTGCATTCTGCGAACCTGTGATGGTGCCGCCGCTGAGTGCCTGTCCGAACACACTTGTGCCAATCATGTGATCGGCTGCACTGGTGTCGATTATTGATGTTTTACCCATGGCTTTCTTCCTTTTGCCGACGAAGGCACTCAACGAGTTTTTCAAGGTAGTGCAAGCCTTTGTTAGCTTCTTGAGTGCTGTCATCTTTGCTTCCAAGTCTCATGATGTATTTAAGAGCGCCGCCTCGGTAGTACCCGATCTGTTGCTCGATGGGCCAAGTGTCAACGACATCCCACGGCTGAACCGCGAGCTTCTTGTAGTGATCTCCACCGACTTGGCGAAGGCTTGGTTGCGCTGCGTGCGCTTCTGGAAATAGCTCTAGTTGTTGCATCATCTCTCCAATTAGTAGTTAGGACATTTTTCTCTCACCTGACTCGAACGCCTCACGACCATCCATTGCTGGATGCAGGTACACGCAATCTGCATAATCGTCATCAAGTAATTCGGGCTGGCACCAGCAGTCTACACTTTCTTCGTGGTCTCGTAAATCGTTAAGTGGCACGATGTGCCAAATGTTCAGCTTCATCTTTGCTCTCCTTGGGCTTCTTTACCACTGCGCGTTCTTCGGTGTTGAACTTGTGCCCATTCGCGCACTCGCGGCGGCGCACCATGTGGTCACCCCTGTTGCGTGTGTCATTGATCTGTGTCCACGCGTTACAAGTCGGGCAGTTCATGTGTTATTTTCCTTGAGCTTGGCTTTGATGGCTTGGACTAAATCTTCGTGACGCAAATGTTTATGCTCAAGATCAATGAGTTCGTCCACCGTCAGATTTACCCATTGGCTCTGTGGTGGCGTGCATGTGTGAATCGTGGTCAGGTCAGCAGTGCGCTTGCCGCACCTCGGGCAGAAGTTGCGCTCCTGCACTGGCAGGGGCGGGGTGGTGTACAGGGGCGTACTAAATTCTGTTGGCCGCACTTCTGTCTTGTGATAAAAGCGATTACATCCATGTTGGTCTACGCCGTGATACCACTCAGGCTCCTGCACCGACTGCACTGGCTCTGCCAAAGCATCTTTAATCGCCCACCGAACACACCTACGCTCATGTGCATTTATTTCAATGTATTCAAGACACATCTGTAGTGCTTCGTCTTTGGTCATGTGTTCTTCTCCTTGAGTTTGGCTTCAATGCCTCTAAAAAATTCACGCCAAAAACTATCGGTCGGGTCTGATGCTTCCATTTTTTCAGCGCAATCTGCAATCTCCTCATCTGTCAGCCCTACCCATGTGCGCTGTGGTGGATGTGTATAAAACGAGCCAGCCATGTGCTCATGAAACTGCTCCCACGCCACAGCCTCTTTTGCTGGCTTTGGCTTACAGGCATCATTGAACCCTTCTGCATAGCCCAACGCATAGTCTCCCGATGTTGGCTGTACCGTCAATTCTTCAATGCGTTTTTCCAGCCTTTTGATTGTCATTTCGTGGTATCGAATGATGAGTTCATCTTCATCACACTCGTCCAAGGCTTCTTTGATGGCGGTGATGGCATCTCGGCATTGAACCACCTCATACAAGCCGCCCGAAATAGACGCATCCAGCACTTTTGGAGAATTATCTAAAACCCCCTCCAACGCCTCAAGCGCCAGCTTCAGTGCTTCGTCTTTAGTCATGCTCGTCCTCATTTGCTTCATCAATAAGTTGCTGTTTAACAAACTCCACACAGCCAATCGCGGTCGCCAAGTGCATTGAGCCGTCATATTGGTGAATCACTTTGAGTAGGTCTTCCACCAAGCCGTCTATAAGTTTCTTTTGGTCGGTCATATCAGTAAACTCCAAACCCAAAGGCCGGTAAAGAACACCGCTAGGCCGATCACCATCAGCACCACCAACGCAGCGCCCACCATCACGCTGCCGATCACTTGCCATGTTTCCGGCACTGGCTCGATGTCGGCGGGTACTTCTGGGTACGGCTTGACCTTGCGGGTTTCCATCTCCTCCAACCCCGCATCCGTGAAGTGACAGAGGTGGTGGCACTGAGGCTCGTGAGGGCAGAGAGTGCTGCCCGTATCGCACACTGATTTCATGCTTGCCTCGCTTTCAGCATGGCGTCTGCTGTTCGGTAAGCCATTGCAGCTATATCGTCAAAGTCATACGCCTGATTATGGGCAACATACGATTGCATCGCCTTGGCCGCAAAGTAGTCGCGCAGGCTCATGCCTTTGTCGTACCAAATATTTCCAGTTTCGCTTGGAAACGCTGGTCCACCTGTGTCTTTAGTCATATCAATCCTCTGTTAAATTACATTGCCAATAATGCAGTTTTGTCATTTCTAGTACGCCTATTACAGTTGCAGTAGCCATGTGGTCATACTCGGGCGCGTTGATAACATCACGCAATTTATCCATCAGGTCTTGCCCCATTGCTTTTTGGTTAGATGATGGGATCACTGTTAATTTTGGGCGTTCTTCAGTCATGCTACCTCCCTGTCTCGCTCGTGTATTTCTTTGCACAGTTCATCGTACAAGCGTCTATCGCGGCACATAGCGCCAATGAGCGCACCGAAGTGATTCATGCGTCTGTTCTGCTGAAAGCCGTAGATAAACAGGCCAACGCACAGAACGAGTAGCGTCAACTCAAGGATAGTGAACTCGATCATGTTGGCTCCTCAGTCTTGCCCAAGTACGCCTTGAGACGCTTGACTCGGTTCTTGTTGTAGGTCACCAGCGAAGTCGCGTATTCGACTGCACTCTCGGCTTGCAGCAACTCGTGCTCGGCATGCAGCAATTCATGTGTGACAGCCTGTATCGGCGTCACCGTTTTAAGCATGAGCCGTAGCTCCGTCCATAAGTATTTAAGCATTTGATTCTCCTGTTTCTGTAAGTAAACTACCGCTTCTCCACAATAGGCGTCATCTTCCTCTGCCTATATTCTTCGTTGACAAGTGCTATCGCCTTGTCCATATCTTTCAATGTCACCATCTCCATCTGCGCGTCATGCAGTTCCATGACCATGTTGAGTGCATTCATCTCCGAAGACTTCATCACAAAGCTCCCTGTCTCAACGCCACGCTTGCCAACGCTACGCAAGGCTTGTACTCCATCGCGAACTACATCAGCGTAGTCCTTACCAAACCCGAGTCTTACAAACGCTTCTGTGATGTTGACCATGGCGATCAGCGTATTGATGTCCCACTTCGTACCTTTGCCTGTGGTCAGCATAGTCAACGCACTGTGATTCTTGATGTTGAGGTCAAGCATGAACGATGTGTGAGAACTTACGCTGGTCATGTTCTCCATAACAAATCCCATGGGATTAACTAGGACATATTTTGGTTTGTACTTTTTGCTCGGCTTCTTATTTTTTGCCATGTTCCGCGCAGTGATAGTTGTTCACGATATTTTCTTGAACATGATGGTGCCGACAACAACACCACGATGCACGATGTCATACCAGTCGCCTTCTTTGGTCGCACCTCCGCGCTGCATATCGCTGAGCATTACAGTTATGGAGCGGCCCAGTGTTGAGATGTAGACAACTCGGTTGGGCTCGTCCACCGATAGCCACTCGGCATCCTTGTCAATGTTCACACCCAGTTCTTCAAAGCCGCGCACGAGTTTCGTCTCGATGCGCGTAAGGCGATTGATTAGTTCTTTGTCGATATAGTTGTGCATGGTAGTCCTCGGTAATTCATATCGCCACTTTGACCCGTGTACCGAACGGCTCTTGTGGATGGCTGGAGCCGATGTCGGCCCAGATCGTAGGAAACGGAGGTTCTTCGCACTCTCGCAAGTCGCCCTCCATATCCGTAAAGAAGATCATGCCGCAGTATCGCTCGTCGCTCTTGGCAAAGTGCTCGAACACAGGCTGAAAGCGAGTGCCGCCACCACCCTTGGG